CCTTCTTTATCGAATATCTCAGGATGTTTCTTCAGCACCTCAATATCATCAACAATCCCCATCTGGAACGCCTCCATGTAAACACCAAGTTCAGCCCACTTACTTGTAGGTAGTGTAGAACCTGATTCGATTTGTATGTCGTGTTGATAGATATTCAACCTGTCCCTCATAATATCAAGCACTGATGCTGAGGTATCATCATAGTAATTCGCCATAACCTCCGAAATATCGTTATTCGGCTGGGCAAGGCGGAAAATCTTTTGATAGTTGTAATGTCCTTTGGACATATGGTACATAATAATACCAAGTCGACTAATACTAAATTCTATATCCCGTAGCTTTGACTTTGGCCTTTCAGTACCAAGTGAAATCATACGCTCTGTGCCTCGCACAGTATCAGGTGCCTTTTCAGGAAACCCGTGCATCATCTCAGGCAGGCCAAAGGTAAAGTCGATATAGAACTCACATTGCTGTATCAACTTGTAAAACTCTGAGGCCAGGGGTTGAGGTGCAGGGTAGTGAGGTTCACCCTGAGACGTGTCAATCTCAATTACAGCGTTAGGGTTTGCCCAGTCCTGTTCCAGTCTCTCAACACCGTGAATAGCACTCCCCACAGGTACTAAAAGCTTCAAACCTGCGGATGACTGTGCATGTGACAGTGCCAGTGACCATAGCTTATTAAGAAGCTTTTGCATTGGCCTTGCCCTTGAAACGTCAGACTTAGGATAAGGTGTGCCTGTCCAAATATTCGGAAGTGGAACAATAGGGTAATACTGACAGTTCATAACATTCTCATATAGAAAGTATTCACCTATTGATGCAATTGACGCAATACGTGTCTGGAACACCTCTTCAAAGTCCATCAACCCACGTTCAAATACACCTGGATTCTCCTGCAGGAACTGATTAAAACCTTCAGTATCAAGGACTGACTCCTGCCCTGTTTGTATATCTACAATCCTGTAGAACGGGACCTTTATTTTGAAAAAACGTTCAAGTATCTGATACTTTTCTTCAGGCCATACAGCCTTGCTGTCCACCTCTGCAGGTGTAAATGTTTGCATGGTATTCTGCATACTGGACGAAGGATAGTCCTCATCCGAATATGTATCAAGGTCTTCAATGATACCAGGTACCATTTCACCTGTTTCTGGGTCTATCTGAGGTCCTAATGCAGGGTAGAGGTCGATGAGCTGGTCACCCGTGAGGATGGTAGAAAGAATGACGCCTTCAGCGTCATCCAACCAGCGATTACGAGTAGAAGGAGGTACATAGACCCTGAACGGGTCAACATGGGTGAACTTTACATCGCCTCTACCAAAATCTGATTCATGGTCGATAAATACAAAAAGATAACCAAGGCCTGTAACAGCGTAGTCATGAATTGCCTGTTTCATCTGGGCGTCACCCTGGGAGGTTTCCCATATGTAACCAAGGATAATACGCCACAGTTTTGCAATTTTTACGTCTGAGTCTTCCCTTGGAATTGCTGTAAAGCCGGGAGGCCTTGCAGTCATAACACTTTTAAGCTTTTCAACGGCAGGTGAGGTCCTGTCCATTGGAACATCGGCCTGATTGCGGGACTTTAATTCATCGGATTCGTCACTGGTAAAGTGATTACCAAGGTAAAAGTCCACATCGTTGCGGGCCTCATCATCCCAATCCTTTCTAGAATCACTCCACTTGCGAAAAAGCTCCTGGTTAGCTTTAGCCCGTGGGTCTTTATCTATTGGCATATATGTAATTTAACCTGTTATATTGTATGTGTCAAGGCATACAATGAGGTTAATGGTAAAAAGTTCCTATATTCTTGCGCCTGTGAGCCAATTATAGGTCGTTTTGATGGGGTTTTTACGATTTTCTACCAATTCTTCTAGATTTGCCACGTCTGTTCTTCCACTACGAATAGGCCTTGCATAGTAGTTGGCATAGTATAAAGCGTCTAAAATATCATCATGTTTGGCCTTTGGGTGCTCAAACAGCTCATCAACAATCTCTGTCATACTCTTTTTGATATACAGCCTTTTGCCGTTTATCAAAGGACCTAATGCCGTTTCAAGCCTATCCTCCTTCTTAATGCCTGGAGGAGGTTTTACACCTTTGAAAATACCTGGAATTAATCTCCTGTGTTCATAACTGATACGTTCAACCATATCCCTCACCATCTCCTGGGCAGCCACAGTCTCAATGGTAACCCTACGCACAGGGCTGTACTTCTCTGCCATTTTAATAATTTCATTAGGAACATCAAATGTAGGTATCTTCTCACGGAAATAGTCTAGGACGTATCTGTGCCCTTCTGAGTCCACAGCGAGCACCAGTATGACTTGAAAGTCTGAGCGCACTGTTGCAGTATGAGCCAAATCGACACCAAGATAAACGTTAACAGGTATAGCGTCGTCGCCATCAATGAGATAAGTGAAATTACCAGCACGCCTAAAAGACATTCTGTGGTGTTGGACACGGTCAATTTTAAACGCGGCGTTAGTAATGTCTCTGGCATCATTCATGTACTCCTGACTAAATTTGTTAACAAGGCCTGCTTCTATAAATTCTTTTCTCTTAGACTCAAGCTTTTTCATGGAAAACTGTTCCGGCCACATTGACTTACCATCATCCATGGCACGAATAAACTCAACGTTCCAAGGATAAGGGTTACCATTCTTCACAGCATCGCTAAACCCTTCATAAACCATCTGCAGGAAACTGTCATAATGGACAATTGTGCCCATAAGCCAAATCCAGCCTTCGTTACCTGGTGTCTCCTCAAGTGCAGGATATACTGTAGATACTACCCATTTCTTAATCTCGTCCCGCCTATCAGGCGTTTTAGTGTTTAATTCAGATTCAAAGTCATCAAGTACAATACCGGTATATCGTACATCAATCTCAGTACGGCCCCTAAGCCTCTGAGTTGTGCCTTTAGCAAGTAACCTGTCACCTTTAGCTGTAACAATATCCTTCTCGGTCCACCTGTTACCTACAGCGTCACCGGCAAGGTTGCCAAAATAGTATCGTATCATGTCATTGTACTCAATATGGGTCTTAATATACTTGAGGTGGTCAATAGCCTGACCCTGCTCCTCTGCAACCCATGCAACAAACTGCCTCTCCCCCTGCGGTGCGAAACATATTTTATGCATAATAGCCGATTTTGCCATTACAGACTTGCCAAAGCCCCTGGGAAGAATATTACATATCCTGCCGCCTGGGACGGTACTAATCAGCTTCTTGGCAATGCGTTTATGAAATTCAGGTGATTTGCTCTTATTAAGAAAGTCTTTAGGGAGAAATGCCCTACCAAAGTAAAGTAGGTCATCATATGAGCGATTGAGGATTTGGTCACGGTCTGCAAGACCGGCCGGTATAATATTAAACTCTTCTACTTTTTCTTCTTCTTGTGCCTGTTTTTCTTCTGCTTTTTCTTCCAAAGGTGCCTCTTTATCTTCCTTCGCCTTTTTTGTAAGACGCTCGACATTAACGTTTTGCACGCCTACCTGTGGGTTTCCAACCGTGCTTTACGCCTCGCAGGAGGCGCAGCATGCGGTTGGCACTTGCTACGCTCTTGGTAGTGGACTTCTTTTTCCACTTGCCGCCTTTTTTAACATAAACTGTTTTCCCTACTCTTTTATAAGGCATTATGCACTTGCCTGTGGCACCCTCATTGGAATCTCAATAGCGTCTATAATATTCAACATTTGACTCATAGCCATGAAATTCATGCTCTGAGGGTCGCCTATAAACAGAACATCAACCATGGAGGATAACCGCTTCAATTCCCTTAACGCCTCATCAAGTTCAATCTCATCAATGTTCTCATACAGGGTAATACCCAACGCATCCGCATATCTCCGCTCCTCTGTCACTGACTTATTTCCGCATCCACAGTTTTTAACGCTTTAGGTTTACCATTCTGTATTGCCTTGAGCTGTTCAGGTGTAAAACCCTGAAAAACGGTCAATGATTCTGATTTCTGCTCAGAACTGGGAAACATGCCACGGACCTTCATTAACAGTTCCAGAGCCCTTAGCTTGTTATTGTCCTGGGCATCCCTACCACTAATAACGTTCTTTACCTCATCAAGCAGCCAATCCTCTGAAATACCCAGTGAATCCATCTTTTCTTCTATTTTCTGTGTAATCAACTTTTGAACCCTCTTAGTTTTAAGAAGAAGCTTTGCAGAGAGTTCCGCATGTTTCCTCTTGTTTGTAGGGAATGAACTGAGGTATGCCTCAATTGGGTCCATTCCTTTGGCAATGTACTGTGCAAAAATAAATTCACGTCCATTGTAGTGTTCCCTTTCCAACCTGCGCCTTTTAGGGTATTTGTTGCAGGAAAAGGAGTAAATGTGCTTAGGAGGTTCACCGGAGAGTTCAACGCTATCTCTGACCATGCGCATACCGAGGAGAGTCCTAACATATTCGGTGTGAGACCTTGATGCTCCATTGCGCATTTTGCCTCTTTTGAGGATTTCAAGTACCTGACCGTCATCTGTTTCAGTCCACGCACCTTCAGGAGCCTCCTTCCAATTCTCATACAGACGTTCATTAGGAAATTTTTCATAAAATTCATTCTTATCCTCAAAAATGTAATGTGGAATGTCATTTATAGACTTTTCGTACAATTTTACACCACTCCCACGACTTGCATTACTTTATCCCTTTCCAAAACTACCCACCGGGTGAAAATTAAGATTTATTCTTGGCTTTTCTCTTGTACAATACGATATTTTCTTCCTTTCTTTGGTTCTCCGTTGCCATCTGGTCTCTTACCATGCCAATTTTAACCTGAGGCGCACCTTTGCCCTTTTCAACATCCACAATAACAAGGTGCCTGAGCTTGCAATCGCAGCACCAGAGGTAAAAATAGTCCGATTCGTTCAGAACCAAACATTCAGCATCAAAATCTTCAACATTCATTTTATAGCCGGCCTTACGTAATCTTCAAAAAAGTAGCAACCTGAGTCTATAATGCATTCCTTGTCCGCAAGTTCCTCATCTAACCATATTTTTGTCATTCCGTCCTCATATTTAATAATTCTGCCGATGCAGTTGCCTCTGACCCAATTGGAACAGTACTTCTGTGCCAACTTCTTTTCCGAGCCCTTTGTAGGCATACGGCAATCTAAATGGTAAAATTGTAAGAATCAAGGTAGAATGTATCCACAGGTCTATAATTCTATTCTGTGTGTCCATATATATCTTATATCTATAGGTATAGTAGTAAATGGAAGTATGTAGAATATAGATGTAGGTTTATATATCTTATATACTGGTGCAAATTGCAAAAAATGGAATAGAAAATCAAGTGGGGGTCGATTCAAAAAAATTTCAAAAAAATTCTATACAATGTGTGTGAGCCTTTTATGCGCCGTATACGCCGGTCGCCTGCGTTTTCGTTAGGAATAGCTTAGTTGGGAAACTGGTTGTATTATACAACTAGTTGTATATAGTTGTATTATACAACTATGTAGTTGGTATTGAGAT